AACCTTTCGCGAACGTCTTGCTTCTTGATATGCAAGATCACTTTGCGAAAGAACATTTTTACTTTGATTATTCTTTGGTGAGTCTAACATGACCACTTTATCTAGGTCAACTGCACCAACCTTGTCATCCACAACCCTCATTTGATTAGGGCATCCACAGAACTGAACTTTACTATTACTTGTCAATTCTGTATTGCATTCTTTGCATCTTACTCTTAACATTTGTTTGTACCTGTATGGGAGATACTGGGATCGAACCAGTGACAACCTCGGTGTAAACGAGACACTCTACCGCTGAGCTAATCTCCCTGGAGCGGAATAGGGGATTTGAACCCCTGACATTCAGCTTGGAAGGCTGACGTTCTACCACTGAACTAATTCCGCATGTGATTATTATAACGTGAGACTATATTAGTGTCAACCCCAGTTGTATTCTTTCCACTCTGAGATTGTAGTCTTTTCTAAGTCTAACATGACTTTGCTGATTGGTGCTCTTGGCGTAGACTTTAAAACCAATCCAGCTTCTTTGAGAGTTTTACTACCTTTCTTTACATTACAGGATGAACATGCTGTTACAAGGTTTGTCCATGTATCATCGCCACCCTTGGACCTTGGTGTCACATGGTCAATAGTGAGATCTTTCTTAGATCCACAATATTGGCATTCATAATTATCACGTTTGTAAATCAAATGTCGGGAGGGAAACATCTCTCCCAAACGTATGAAAGGTAGTCTCACGTAATTAACGAGTCTGATGACTCTTTTTGAGATTAACTTAGCTTTGTCCTTGAATAGTAGAATGATCGCTCGTTTCCAATTGGTGAAGTGTAATGGTTCGTATGAACTGTTTAACACCAGTATGGTCGAATGGGGTTCTACTATCTGCATAGGAGGCTTGCCCAGTTTCTTCTATTTAGTGTCGATGAAAGGACTTGAACCTTCATGAGTTGCCTCACTGGAACCTAAACCCAGCGCGTATACCAATTCCGCCACATCGACTTGGGAATATCCCCCACTCGTCAGCGGGGGAGGCTCAAGAGGGATCCCACCTCTCTCTCACATGGGTTGGTTTTCCGATTCTTTTTTCTCTCGGAGATGTGAGCCAGGATGCATTCCAGTCCCTTACTCCCAAGGCTGGATTTGAACCAGCGACCAGCCGATTAACAGTCGGCGGCTCTGCCACTGAGCTACTTGGGATTGTTCTCTTCTTTCTTGAGTTTGAAGTATAGTTTGTAATACTTCTTTCTCATCTGATCGAAGATTGCATTGTCTTCTTCAAAACCGAGTCTCTTAGTATGCGTATAGCAACCTTCCAATTCAGATATTAGAAGTAAGATGTCTACTGGTTTCATGGTAAAGAAGACAACGATTCAGGTAGGACTCGAACCTACGACCGACTGCTTAGAAGGCAGTTGCTCTATCCAGCTGAGCTACTGAACCAAGCGGTAGTTCCTATCGCCGCTAACCCTGAACTACCAAGGGGGTCACCGCAGTTGATTTCTCAACTCTTTAAGTATACCACCAGGGGTGGGGTCTGTCAACGACCAACACCCGATTGCCAACCACCTGGACCTTCTTGGAATGTCTCGGAACCACCAATAGGATCCCGTTGAATGGTGGTTTCACCACTACTCATAGACATCTGATACATCACTTCATGGATGTTCTCTGGTTCATTAGTCTGTTCACCATAGTATTTCAAAGCTTCTTCTTTGAATGCCTCTGATTCTGCCTTGAACTCCTCTTGTTTCTCTGTAAGAGTAGGCGCAGAACCAAACCATGGATCATCTTCAAGGTATGCGGGTGCAGGAATACCTGTCCAACTACCCTGTGCTTCTGGACTGAAGAACACATCTTCTAGTGTGTCACAAGGAATTGTTTCCTCATCAACCGCACATTCAATTTTCTCTTCGTCAATTTCCTTTGGAGAAAGGAGTTCTTTAATGGCGCGCAAAATCATGCTTCGAGTACCAACCTCTTAGTATAGTTATATGAGTAATTTCTCCTACTTCCTTCAATACCCCAACCCAACCAGTAATATGCAGGAACCATATACTGATCTACCGTTTTACCACTACCTTCAAACTCAGGGAGATAACGTTGAAAAACATTTTCGTTAATCATATAACGAGTTTGTCCTTCTAGACTACTAGGATTACATCCGTAGTTGTCACAGAACTTACCAAGGTTGTTATAGCGACCTACTGAGGTCCACTGAATAAGACCATACCCACCGCTATGGCAATCCCTGTAAGAAACTCTAGCCCCTCCCTCGCATATGTTGGGAATGAACTTGCTTTCCTGTTTAATGTTACCCATGATCGTTGCAAGAGCATTACGATCGGTGATTCGGGTGTGTTCTTGGAGTTCTGATAAGACATACTGTTCTTCTGGTGTGCAATCAGGACATTTCCAAGAAGGTGCTTTGAATTCTACCTTGGGGATTTCTACTGGTGGTGGTGCAGTAACCACTGAAGTAGTGTTGGTATTATGAATGATGAAAGCTGAAAGGACTCCAGTTCCACCAACAAAAGCGGCATTCATCCACATGTCAGATAAGTTCCTCAAATGATTCTTTGAATTCTTCATAAACAGCACAAGCGTTCAGATAGTCACCCATAGCCACTAGGTCATGGATGCGATCAATGATACTGTCCTTGAGAAGCTGGGTCTCATTCATCAGATCTTGTTCCATGAAAGTAGTCCTTCCTGTAGTAACGGCCGAGAACATTAGAATTGTAGAACCTCGGGACACCGTTGTCAAGCGATTCGGTCAGGACTCCCTGGACGAACAACTGACGGGTCTCCTCGTAGTTCACCTTTCCTAGTGTAGTATGTATACTCAGAATCTGGCGAGAAAAGTTCTGTTTTCCGTACTTCTTTATATCCTCTTTCAGTTCAGGGCAAGACCCATAGTACTTCTTCCAATCAGACTCTGAAGTAACTCGGCGTTTACCACCTTTTGGTTTCCGCTTCTGGACAAAATATTTTCTTCCGATATACTCTCTACCATTGAGTGAGTTCGTAATTTTATAAACGAACCCGTAGTTATCTCCAATATCTTCCGACAAAAACGCACGACCCTCGTACATCCAAGGGTTCTCATAATCAACCATATAGCTTTTTAAGTTTAGCTATATTTATTTCTGAAACTCCACAGAGTCATTATACTGATAACCATGAGGGCATGTCAAGCGAGTTAAGAATACCTTGTTCTTCTATGAAATCAATCATTGTTTTTGCCCAGAATTCATGGTATTCTTCTGGATAATGCATACTCCAACGAGGTTTCTTTTGTATTTGTTTCCAATCTTTATGGTTAGTAGCAACTCCCCAATATGAATAATCTATAGCTCTTCTCCAAAGATATTTCTCTGTGTATTCGTCTTCCTGATGTCCGTAAAAAGTTTGTTTATCAATATTTTTCCAATCACCTTCAAACCAATTTAAACTGGTATGGAATAAAAATGGAATTTTGTGGTACTTACATATTGATTGAATATCTTTTATTATCCTTAAAGTTTTTTCTGCAAGTTGTTGATCAGTATTTCTTTTCAACCAATATCTATACTGTTCTATTATGCCAACTGGCCAAACACAGTGTTCTTTATCGGGATTTTTATGAAGATCTGGATCTAGTGCAACTGTAGTAACGTGTCTGGCGTATCTATAGGGTTCAAAGTTATAAGGATCCATAGGTGAACTACCATTATCCCAGAAATACATTCTTGAAATTTCTGTGAAGTTGCATAGTACAAATAGATCCTCTTCCTTTTCCATGAGAATAGGCATACAGTCCTCAAAAGTCTTCCACAACCATGCGTTACTACCACCACAGGTAGATAAGTTTATAGACTTCCAACCATAGTGTTCTGCAATTTTGGCAGGATATGCTCTTTCTGGTGATCCTGGATGACCTTTGCATTCCAGCTCTGCACCAGCACTATGACTGTCACCAAACGTTACTAATGTTGTCATGTCCAGATTTTAATTTTATGTTTTTCTTCCCATTGAATAATCTGATCTTTGTCATTCAAAATGGGTTCTCCTTTTATATTTAACGAAGTATTCAGAAGCATCGGGCATCCAGTTTCTTTGTACCACATTTCAAGAAGTTCTCTAAATTCTGGGTTATCTTCTTTAGATACCGTTTGAACTCTACTTGTCCCATCAACATGAACAATTGCTGGGTATAGATCAGGTCTCCTACACTTAACTACCATTTGCATGTATGGTGATTTTTCACAAGGCATGTCAAAGTATTCACTGGCAAACTCTTCTAGAATTGCAGGAGCAAAGGGTCTGAATGGTTCTCTTTTTTTAATTTCGTTGACCCTATCTTTTATATCAGTACCTCTAGGATCTGCAATCAAACTACGATTACCTAGAGCTCTGGGACCGAACTCTGCCCGACCTCTAGCAAGTCCACAAATCTGATTTCTCAAAAGATCTTCAACAATAGTTGCATTGTCAGAGTTGTATCCTAAGTTTTTACCTAAGTATGGATTCTTCCATGGAATATGTTTTTTGGTATGTGCAAGAACTGCACCAATAGAACTACCATCATCCCCAGGAGCAGGCATAATCCAAACGTCTTTGAAGAACTTGTATCCAATAGGATTTGCAGAACAATTTAAAGCACACCCACCCATGAGTACAAGGTTGTCACTCTTAACGATGGACTTAGCTTTCATTAGTGTTCTTTCCAACATCTTCTCATACACTTTTTGAGTTGCCGCAGCAATATCAAATATGTCTTTTTGACTATGAAGATCTTCTCTCCAGATAGAACAACCTTTATGTAAGTTGTGTTTGAGGTAGTATGGATTCTTATTTAAATCAAAGAAGTCAGATAATACCTCTCTATAAAGTCTATCGGGATCTCCAAATGCGGACATACCCATTAGGATATATTCTTCCTCGTTTGGTTTTAATCCACACCGTTGTGTCATTGCGGAATACCAAAGACCCAAACTAGAGGGGTATGACTGTGAATATACTTTTTTTAATTTTTCTCCACGACCTTTCCAGATAGTACAAGTTTCAAATTCACCAATAGCATCTAAAACAACAATCGCGGCATTATCAAACTTACTGGTGTAATATCCAGCAGCTGCATGACTCTTGTGGTGTGAAGTATAATAGACAGGTAAGTGTCCGATATTTTTACGAATGTAGTTACCTATATTATTCTCACCTTTAGGTATATGTTGTCCAGCTAAAAACTGTCTGTATGATTTAATTCTAGGACTTTCGTACCAATACACCTCTTGTGGCGTACCCCACCACATCGCATCATCAATTAGTGACTTACAAAGATGTGGATCGTTTTTAATCTTACTATATCTTTCGCTAGATGTGGCGAAAACTAATTGATCTCCAACGAATATACTTAATGCAGCGTTGTGACTATTCGCAGAGATTCCCCACTTAGTCATCATTTGTACAAATATGGATCACGTTTTTGTTGACCTTTCAGTCTTTTCTTGAATGCTCTTTCCTCTTTCCAATCTCGATATGCTTCGATAAGATCTTCAATCATTTTTTTCATTAACATAGTCCAGAACTTTCTTATTTATGTGTACGATAAATATAATAAAATAGGGACATAGGGCGGAGTTTTAATGTCTAAACGTGTTATTAACATAGGAAACGCTCCCAATGATGGAAATGGAGATCCGTTGAGAACGGGTCTGTCCAAAGTTAATGATAATTTTACGGAGATTTACAACACCCTCGGGGATGGTGCGGATGTAATTAGTTACGCAAGCACTGCAGGCATTTCTACTCTTGCACAAAACCTTTCAGGTACACCATCTATTGAAGTTTCTGGACTTACAAATACAGGTGTTTCGACAGTTCAGTCAATCGAAGTTACAGATCTAAAGGTTGCTGGAATTGTAACTGCTCTTCAATTCTTTGGAGACGGATCTCAACTAACAAATGTTACTGCAACAAGTGCAGGTATTGATGTTTATGAAGATGGAACTAGAAGAGGTATTGTAAAAGAATTAAATTTTGCAGAAAATATTGAGGTTAGTGCTCCAGACGGTAGAGGTAGAGTTAACATTTCTGTCGCTTCAAGTATCATTGGAGCAGGTGGAACTGGCGGCGGAGGAGGTATAGCTGGCGTCGAAGTTCGCGATGATAATATAACCGTAGGTGACGTAACAAAACTAGACTTTGGTCCCAATCTGGATCTAACACCTGTCAGTGAAGGTATATCAACAGTATCAGTATCTTGGCCAACATATCCGTACAGTGGAATTACTACTGCAGATATCACAAACTGGGATAGGGCATATAATTGGGGAGATCACGGTGCGGTAGGATATCTTACATCATATACAGAGACGCAAACACTAGATGATGTTGTTAGTTTAGGAAGTTCAACCAGTAGAGACATAACTATAGGATCTCTTACTGCAGATAAACTCTACTACTCTAACGTTTGGGCAACTCTTAGTGGACTAAACACAGTAAGTCCAAGTACATATCATGGCATGTTTGCACATGTTCATGAAACTGGACATGGTTATTTTGCACACGCTGGTGCATGGATTCAGTTATTAGATACCAATAGTAAACTTACAGATCTTAGTGATACACTAGATGATGTTCCAGACTCTGGATGGAATGGTAATATTCTTAGATATAATTTTTCAACTAGTAAGTGGGAAAGAGAAGCACCAATCTCACTAGGAATTGGAACTGCTGATATTAATAATTGGAACACATCATATAACTGGGGTAATCATGCAACCGTTGGTTATCTCACATCATATACTGAAACTCAAACCATCGACGATGTTCTAGGACTTGGTAATAGTACAACTAAGGGAATCAATCTCGGTGTCCTTACCGCAACATCGTTTGTTGGTGATGGTAGTGCAATTACTGGAATTACGACATTAAACATCAGTAATATCGGTAACTATGCTGCAATAACTTATGTCGATGCTCAGATAGGGATCAGAACTTTCTCTGGTGCATATAGTGACCTATCTGGTAGACCAGGTATACCCACGACAATAAGTGATCTGAATGATGTAAACGCACCATCACCAACAATTGGGCATGTTCTTAAGTGGTCTGGCGACACTTGGCAGGCCGCTGCAGACATCGGAGGATCTGGAGGTGCAGGTATAGGATACTCCGATCTATCTGTAACTCAAAACTCACCAGGTTCTGCAGGACTTACATATAATCAGGTAACAGGTGTATTTGAATATACCCCACCAAACCTCACAGGATACGCCACAACAACTTCTGTCGTAGGTCTCGCATCCGAAGGTTATGTTGACAGTAACATCAGCAATGCCGTTGTTGGCATGGCGACCACGGGGTATGTGAACAACGCAATCGTTGGGTTTGTGACGGATGGTTATGTTCTAAGTAGAGGATTCACAACCACTGCATACGTTACAAACTATGTTGATACTCAAATTGGTATCAAGACTTTCTCTGGTAGTTATGTTGATTTACAAGATAAACCTACCATTCCATCAGACACCAGCGATCTAACAAACAATGCAGGTTTTGTAACATCTGGTATTGTCGCAGGACTTGCATCCGAAGGTTATGTCAATAGTGCAACAACTGGATTTGTAACCACGGGGGGAACTACATTCACTGGAATTGTCACCATGAGTGGTGGCATAGATCTGGGAAGCAATGAATTAACCACACCTAGAGTGGATGCTGGCGACCTGATTATGGCAGGCAGTCAATCAAATAGAATTACTACCCAAGCAGGAACCCTTCGCCTCGATTCATTTAATAATGAAGTAGAAATTACGGCTGACTTAACTCTGACTGGTAATCAAAATATCAGTGGTATTATTACTGCAGCCAATTTTGTTGGAGATGGTTCTGGACTCACGGGTGTTGCAGCAACTAATGTATCTCTCAGTATTAGAGATGAGGGATCTGTAGTTGGATCTGCAAAAACTCTAAACTTTGTGGGTACTGGAATCACTGCATCAGTAACTGGAGACATTGCAACTATAACCGTTCCTGCTTACACGGGAACTGCATCAACAATTACATCCACTCAGATTTCCAATTGGGATACTTCTTATAGTTGGGGAGATCATAGCGCTGCTGGATATATCACCACCTCAGCCACTAGTACAAGTGAGTTGACTAATGATGCTGGTTTTATTACTGGTATAGTTGGTATTGCTACCACAGGATCTTCTTCCTTTAATCGTCTAGATGTTAGTGGTGATTCTACATTTACTAGTAATGTATCATTCAGTTCTAGCATATCTCTTGGGAATAATGATAGATTAAGATTTGGTGACAGTATAGAATTAGAAATTTACAGTGATGGATCTACAAGTTACATTGAGGAAACTGGCGCAGGTTCTTTGATAATAAAGAGTAGTTCTCTTCAGATTAAAAATCCTAGCGATGTCAATTTAGGTGTATTTAATTCGGGTGGATCTGTAGAACTTTGGTGGAATGGTTCTAAGAAATTAGAAACCACTAGTATTGGCGCGACAGTCACTGGAACTCTTTCCGCAACAGAGTTCATTGGTATTGGTTCACAAATAACTGGTATCACCACATCTCAGATTATAGGATACTCTGCTGGTGAAGGTGGAGGTGGTTCCTTCACAAATAATGATGTAGATACTCACCTTAATGTTGGCACTGCGTCTACCAATCAAATCTTAAGTTGGAATGGTTCTGATTATGCTTGGGTGGCAGATCAGACTGGCGGTGCTGGTATTGGATCAACAACGTTCTCTTACGTCTATGAATCTTCAGACAACAGTCAAAATAAACTAATTCCATTCTTAAGAGATACTCAGTCTGGTGGTGGTTACAGAGAACTTGAAGTTGATAGTGGTGTCCTTTATTTCAATCCATCCACCAATATCCTACAAACCACAAACCTTAATTGCACTGGACTAACCGCAAGTACTCTAAGTGGTGATGGTTCTTCTATCACAAACTTAAATGCTGGCGCCCTCGCTTCTGGTACAGTTGGTGTAAACAGACTTGCATCTAGTGGAACTCCAAGCAGTTCTACATTCCTCAGGGGTGATGGTGCTTGGGCAACACCCGACGCAGGAGTTTTGTTCAACACAGCTACGAATGGTGTTTCTCTGGTTGATGGTGGTGGATCAATCGGTCTAGGAACTACAAATCCAGTTGGAGATGCTGTATTACAAGTCAAGAACTCTGTATATCAGGGTAGTGGAGTTGCATCATCATCGTTCACAGCCTCTGCAGGAACACCTCATGAAATGGATGTTTACGTTGATGATTTCGTAACAGCAGAATACACAATACACATCATCAATGGTAATAACTATCAGGCACAAAAGGCACTAGTGATGGGTGTAGGAACAACTGCATATGTATCGGAATATGGAGTCATGTATGAACCAAATCGAATAGCAGATATATCAGTCTCTGTTGCTGCAGGCCAAATTCAAGTGAACTTAGTTCCTTTAACTGGAATATCTGGAGTCACCACTTACAGATTCAGTGCAAACAAAATGCTTTGAGGGAGGTAAGAAATGATTTCTACTGAAACGGGTTACGAAGAGTGGTTGGAACAAAGAAGAGTTGCATTTGAAGCTCGAAAAGAAACTTACACAAAAGAACCAACAGAATCAGGAGCAAAAAAAGAATACTGTGTCTTCTGTCATACAAAAGAAGACTGGAAACATGTTCATGAAATCTTAATGCAAGATGGAACTCTTGAAGACAATATTCCATCTAGGAGTGTAGAATGTCCAAGTGCATGTAATCACAGTGATCTCAGAGGAATCTATCTATTAGATGATGAAGAAGTTCAACAGTTGAAAAATCATCCTGGCGTTACAAATGTAACCATCAATGCTGCAGCATATCCAGGAACTTATATGGATAACCCTGATGATTTGATTGAAAGTTTGACGAAAGAAAATAGATATGCATCTAATGTTTGGTGTCAGGGATATTCAAATAGAAACAGTTATCTGACAAGTAGTCCTGGTTCAAATCTGAAGAACCGAGGATCGATGCAACTGTTGAGACATGTTCAAAAAGAAAGTCCTTGGGTTAGTGGTTGGTGGTCTAATGGTGCAAACCAAGATGGAGTTGCTTCCACAACAGGATCATATGTTCAACTCGGTAGTCAAATACCACAATACGGAACTGGTAAGCACGTAGACGTTATTGTATGCGACCAAGATATGTGGTTTGGTCACATTGAATTCCAAAATACTTTAGGTATCAGTACACTCACTACGTCAGACACTCCACAAAATTATGTTGGTGGTAATAAATTATCTAACAGTGGCATCTCTACAACAGTAGGTACATGCGATCTTTTGGATTTAGTTTTGGATGCTCCATATTATTTGGATCCAGACTTCTTTAATGCAAATCCATCCAGTTTAACAACTAGATGGGATGGAACAACAGTTCCTACAGATACAGCAGGTAGAAACTGGTGGAGAAACAACAGTACAACTTATAGATCACCAAAATTTGTAACTCAGGGTATCGGTACTGGAACAGCAGTTCCAGGTACAGTCGAAGACTTTGGTGCTATCCTTATAACTACAAGTTATACAAGAGCAAGGGCTAACGGAAGCAATACTGATTATCAAGATAATGATGGTTTCCATGGAACTCCATGCGCCTCACAAGCATATGGTAGACAATATGGTTGGGCTTATAATGCAAATAAGTGGTTCCTAAATTTATATGGAGATTATGGAGCATTTTGGGAAGTTGGATTTGATCTGCAAAAAGTATTCCATCAAATCAAACCAATCAATCCCCTGTATGGTACAAAAGATCCTACTATTTCCAGTAATAGTTGGAGTCATAGGGTAAATTCTCTCTCTAGCGGATATATTAACCACAGAGATGCTGCAGGAACTGGTCAGGCTCCATTGGACGGATCGAATGGGGTGTATTATGGTTCTAGAGTAGGTCCTCTTATTGGTAATAGTAATGCGTTAGTAATCGAATATGAATATGATAATTCTGTTCTTCAAGCTGGCAGAGAACTTGTGGAGTCTGGAGTTATTTTCTGTTACGCTGCTGGCAATAGAGATCAAAAAGTAGTAAGAGGCGATCACCCAGACTTTAATAACTACTACTCAGCGAGTCAAGGACAAACTCCTGAGGAAGCAAAAAGGTCGGGATATTCCAGTATGTCTGGAATATCATTCAGACCATTCTATAACAGGATTGGATATCCAGGGCAAATTGGTAGGCGACAAGATGATAATGGAATATCTTACTATAAAGGAATTGGGGTTGGTGCATTGGATGAATTTGGCGTGGCACAAAATGCTTCTAACGAAGTTGGACTTTCAACTTTTTATAGACAAGCTAAAACCACTTATAGCACCATGGGAAACGGTGTTGATATTTTTGCATTATGTGATCTCAGTCTATCCGCAGCAGATAACAACGCAAGCACTAGTTATAACAGATATGACGCTTATTATAGTCTTGATGGAGTGCAGTCTGTAGAATCTGAAGATAGACTATTCAATGGCACAAGTTCAGCAACTCCTATTGCTGTTGGAATCATGGCAACTAAACTTGAATACAATAGAGATTGGACTTGGGCAGATATGAAACACTGGTTCACTACATCTCTGGGTGGTCCTCTTGCGGGAAGTACAGATTCCGCAGGAACATCTACAGTGTATGCTGGTGTTGAAGGTGGTGCAGATTACACAAGTTCGTTGTGGACTGATAATCGCACCCTCCAAGGTAGTGATGCACCTGTCATTTGGGATGCTCCAACAGGTGCAGAACCAAATTTAACTAAGTTGATTGATGGCGGGGATGGCATCACATTCACTGGCGACATAACAATTAGAGTCCAAGAATAAATAGTTAAAAAGTAGGTGTCATGACGCAAAAACCTTTTGGTGTAAAACAATTAAATGTAATTGGCGCTGCAGGGACACCGACCATTGAAAGTGCAGGTGACTTAAATATTGGTGGTCAACAGGTTGCAATAACAACAAACACTAGTATCGCAGGTGTTATAACTGCAACGGCATTTGTTGGTGATGGTGCAAACATTACAGGCATCTCCACTAGTAATATTACCAACTATTCTGGTGGTGGCGGTGGTAGTGGTATCACGACTGCAAACATAAAGGCTGATACTCTAAATGTTTCTGGTGTTTCTACTTTTGCTGGTAATGCAATTGTTACTGGTGGATTGGTAGATGTTCAATCATCTGGTGTCCCAGCAATCATATCAAATTGGAATTCTTCAAAGCATCTCCAGATGAGTACTGGTGACAATGGAGGTGGATTCAATATAACTGATGTAAATTATTTTGCTTTTAATCATCAACCATATGCAGATAGAGGAACAAATAATAATTTAACAGAAAGACTTCGTATATCTTCTGGCGGTGCAGCGTTCTCTGGTATTGTAACTGCAACCAATTTTGTCGGAGATGGTTCTGGACTGACCAATCTTCCTAGTGGAAGTGTTAATCAAAACTTTAGTGGAATTGTAACCGCAACATCATTCCAGGGTAACAGTACAACAGGTGATGGAAGCGACAGAGGATTTACTACCAAGTATTACATTACAGCAAACGGAGCTTCTGCATATCGTTTCGCTGGACCAGGTGTTCTCAACAGCACAAATAACCCAACTCTTTACTTCCATAGAGGATTTACTTATATCTTAGAAAACTCAACTGGAAGTGGCCACCCATTTGCTTTAAGAGTCAGTAGTGGTGGTTCAAATTATGCTCCTGGAGGAAGTTTCCTAACTGGATCTCAAAATGGTACACAAATATTAACCGTTCCATTTGATGGGCCCAGTTCAATTGTATACCAGTGTACACTTCACGGGGGTATGTTAGGTACAATTAACTTTGTAAGCTAATAGTTATTGTTATGACAATATTAAGTGCCCTAAATAGGGCATAATGTGCATAATATCCTTTTCACATGAAGAAATTTATTCCTCTTATTATGCTACTGATGACCGCAAGTGCAGCAAATGCCGGCGGACTGGTTACGAAACATGCTTCCAGTGTTCAACTAACTGTTGACGCAGCAAGAACTACTGCAACAAGAATTGGTTCTTCCTATAGCATTTCAGGCTCAAATATTGATACCACTGACGGTAGCACAGCAGGTGCTGTATCTGCTGGTACTATCACTTCTGGTATCTATAGTCCTGGTACGATTACTGCTACTCAAGATAGTGCTGGTTCGGCATTCTCCTTTAGTCAATCTTACACTCAAGGCGATGCAGTTCCAACTAGTGCAGCTACCGTAGGTACGGTGCCTAATTTCTCTAGCACCACTTCCTATGCTTCAGGCACTGCTGGAGATCTTGCAGGTACTGTTCTAACTACTGGAGCACTTACCGTAACCGCTGGCGGCGCAGGTTCTTCTGCTACTGGCCAGTTCGTTTCAGAAATTACTGTTATCGACTGATGACTAGATTACAAGAAGCAATCGGTCTCGGATTGGTTCTTGGGGTGATTCATGGACTACTTCAACCCGCATACTCGGTTCCAGTGGTCCCGAATTTTACACAAGGCTCCATGACCAGCCATACGGAGACGACTAGTAAAATCACAGAAACCATCAATTCGATGGACTATAATACAGGTTATCAGTATTCAGCAACTGGATCTGGAGTAACCGCAAGTGGAAACCTTTCCCCAGGGACAGGTTCAGTTAATGTAACTATTAATGGAGTGACATCATCATGGACTGGTGCAACAAGCAAACCAACGTTCACTCAGACAACACCAGGCGCAGCGTTTCAGTTCACAGAAACTTACTCGGGGCCCGGCCTGAGCAACCATACAATTATCCAAAGAGAGACAGAAGTAACAAGCATAACAGATACTACAAGTATTTTCTCCCAGTAATTCTAATTGGATTTCTCCCATCTCAATCCTTGGCAGAAACTGTTGGTGGCGTCTCTGCTACCGCTTCTCCTATTGCTAATAGTAGTGGCAGCGTCACAAATCAAGCCGTCCAGGTGTTGCAAGGCCCATATATTACGAATACGTACGGCGGTGGAATCCAATGTCAGGGTCCTACAAGAAATTTCACCCCATTTGTAACAGGAAACGTATCGGCATCAAAACCTTTTGAAGATTATTATGACAGCCCTGTATATGATATGAGTGATAATGTTGGCGCCTTCGATGATGAAGGGAATCCAATTGGAGATGGTGTTTTAGATAATCCTGGTTCTGTGCAATTTTATGATCCAGTGAGAACAGGACAGAAAGATAATTATAACCTCTCTATTGGTTTTTCCATGACCTGGAGTACACCGACAGATAAAAAGTTACAGGATCAATGTAAAGAAGCTGCAGCAACTCAGATTGCATTACAACAACAGTTGACTGCAAATAAGCGCCTTGATT